GATGGGGGGGGGGGGGTAACTTGCTCCCTTTAATTACTTTACAAAGCCCAAAACGCTTTAGCTTCGCTTTGACGAACTCCTCTGGCGTATTTTTCTTCGACCATGCGCGGGGATGAATGCCCGAGGAAATACGCGGTTTTGCTGCTGTCCTGCCACATGGCACGGTGCATGGAGGCCGAGGTATGTCTCAGGCAGTTTTGCGGCCACTCGGCCCACCCCATCTCATTGCATAGCTCCGTGCGGTCCCGCTTGATGAACCCTTCCTCTAGGCGGTCCCATTTTTTCGGAAGGTGTCGAAGTAGCGCCGGGTGGATCGGGACAAATCTCGGGCGAGGCTTGGGGTCGGTGGATTTCCGAATCGGCACAAATATTTCCTCTGCCTCGATGTGCTTCGGCAGGCAGCGCCCCACCTCCGAGATCCGCATGCCCCCGAACAAGCCAAGGACGAGCCACGCCCGCAGGCGGTTGTTTTTTTCCGTAAGGGCGAGGAGGCGCTTAATCTGCGGCATGGTCAAAAGGTGGTGCTCCGGCGCGGCCTTTGGCGAGTCGATCTTCAGCACAGGGTTGACCGCTGCGAGCTCATAGCGCACAAGCCAGTTAAATACGAGGCGAAGATAAACAAACCCCTGTTGCGCTGTAGTCCCACACCAACTTGGGCGAGACAGGAACGCCTCGATGTGAACCGGCTTGATGTCGTTAATACCCATCGTGCCGTATTTCTCAACGAAATGCCCCCACCACCAATTGAGGAGCCGAGTATGGTTGCCCACCTTGAGCTTCGGCATCCGCACCAGGGTAAATTCCTTCCACGCCTTTTCAACTGAAAGCCCCGAGGATTCCTTAAAGGCGTCGGTGCCTCCGGTCTCTAATTTCTCGGCCAGCGCATCGCGGTGAAGTCGTGCCTCGAGGCGGGTATTAAAGAACGTGCGTTTCTCCTTACCGGCGATACGCGAGAAAACAACGTGCCGGTGTTGCCCTCGCACCGTGGCCTCGCGGATGGTGATTACCGGCCTGTTGCGTCGTGTTGCGTCCGTTGCGTCCATTATGGTATTTTAAGCCATTTAGGGCAACTTTCAACAAGTTTGAAAGGTATTCAGAGAAAACCCGCTCAGCCAATACTGAAGCGGTTTGAGGGGCTGTAGAGAGGAGAGCCGACGACGAGACTCGAACTCGTGACCTATCGATTACGAATCGAAAAATGGGTGCTGAATATTAGCAACTTACAAGAGCGTTGCGCGGGCGTTGCGTTTTTGGCTCTTTTTTCTACGCCAGAACGTCGATTTTTTTGGAGACTCGGTTTCTGAGGGTGGCGAGCATGTCGCGCTCGGTCATGCCGGTTGCCCACTTCGGCCGGAGTTGGTAGTGGGGCTCGTCGTTGAATTTCCAACGGCCTCCCCACTCGAATCCGAGCGATTCGCCGAGGGGTCCGAGTTCGCGGTAGAATGCGTGGTCGCCAAAGTAGGTTTTGCCGTCTTTGGAAAAGACGGCGATATCGAGAGCCAATGAGTAGTTATGCATGGAGGCGCCACCGGCGGCATTTGTGATTTTAGGGCCACTGGTGGTGCGGCCTTTGGAGTAGAGGGCGTCCTGCTCGGCCCATGTGCGGAGGCCGCAAATGCATTTGACGTCGAGGTTGAGCGGGGCGGCGAGCTTTTTGGCGGCGAGGATAAATGAGGCGGCGCGGGCGTACAGATCCGGGTGCAGAGTGGAGAGGTTGCGCTCGGATCGTTCGTCGAGGTTCATTTGTCGCGGAGGAGTTTGGCTTCACCGTATTTCTGCCAGGCAAAGGCCATGCCGTTTTCGCCACGTGATTCTGGTGGCGGGTTTGGAATGTATTTTGCGGAGAGGGCGAGCTGGAGGTTGCCGAGCTCGCCGATGCGCTCACCGAAGGGCGGGATCGGCACGTTGACGCAGGAGGTCAGGAATGCCATGCCGAGGAAGGCGAATGACAGCAGGACCAGCATGAGCGCGATCCGGCGGGGTCTCATTTTCCTTTGCGGACGACGTTGATTAAGCCTACCAACCCTAGCCCGGTCGTTACAATTTGGTTCTGGAGGTCTGGCGAGAGGTGAACCCCAGCCGCTGTGGCGAGCAGGATGAGCCCACGCCACGTTGAGTTCTGGGACAGCGAGTCGAGGATTTTAAATAAAAGGACCATACTATTGGGGTCTGGTGTCAAGTTTGCGCTCGACTCGTTCGATGACGGATCTGGCGCTGGCGATGACGGATAGCATTTCGCTGTTTGCTGTTTTCAAGTGCTCCACAAACTCCTCGGTCTGTTTGTCCATGCGGTTTTGGAGGTTGTCGAGGCGTCCTGTGAAGTAACGAAAAAGGGTGAAGACGGCCCCGAGGCCGATGACTAATAAGCAGACGAAGAGCCAGCGGTCGCTTTGACCGCTGGCGTAGTTCGTGATGTCGAGGAGCTGCTTGTCCATTAGCTGTTCGCCTGGGCGATGAGGTTGCCGACGATGGCCGTCGTGGCCACGTTTGCGAGGCGGTCCGTGTTGAGCAGATCCGTTTTGGCTTTGATGGCCGTGATGTCCGAGTTTGCAGGGGCTGTGTAGGCCGAGGAGGCGAGGCGGGTGCTGACGGCGGCATCCACTCTGGCGAGCTCCGTAGCCAACTCCGTGCGGACTGCGCTGGCGTTAGCCTCTGCCGTTGGCGCTGTGCTCGGGGCTGTGTAGCTTGCCGAGGCGAGGCGTGTGCTGACGGCGGCATCTAGGCGGCCTAGCTCGGTCGTTAGCTCCGTGCGTGTGGCCGAGGCTATCGAAGCGGCGGAAGGCACGGATGGCGAGTTGGTCAGCGTATCCACGGTGCCGCCGGTGATTGTCTTCGATGCGGTGGCCCACACTGCGGTCGCGTTCGCGGCGGCTGTCGGTGCGGCTGTGGTCGGGATGGAGTCGATTTTTCCACCGACGCGCTCGAGGTCGGCACGGACGGCTGCGACGAGTGAGACTTCGGAGAGGTTCGTGTTGCCGATTGCGCCGACGATGGCGTTGAGGACGGCTTGGCCGTCTGCTTCGTTGAGGAGGCTACCTTCGACGGCGGTTGCGATCTGTGCTGTTGTCGGCGCGGCGCTGTATGCCGAGCTGGCGAGGCGGGAAGAAACGGTTGCATCGAGGTTTGAGATTTCGGTCAATTCCGTTCGCACGGCGGAGGCCACAGCGGCGGCTGTCGGGGCGCTCGTCGGAGCTGTGTAGGCCGAGCTTGCGAGGCGGCTTGATACCGTTGTGTCGAGATTGGCGAGTTTGGTGCTGTTGCTGTCCATCTCCGCGCGGATTTGAACAACGGTGGGCGCACTGCTGGCGACCTCGGCACTTCCGTCCCACACAATGTTGCCGCTGCCGACATTGGCGGAGGCGGAGATGAATGCGACTTGGTATGTGCCAGCCGTGCCGGTCATGTTGCCAGAGTAGAATCCCGTGCTGCCAGTTTCTGGGCAGGAGATGGCGGAGCCTACGGCGGCTCCGGATTGGTAGCGTTGAGCGGTGACGGTGAGGCCCGATTTTGCGAGCGCGATGTTGAGTTCGTTGGCCATGATTTTAGGAGTTGAGGATGGTGAGTGTTTCGGTCAGCGTTGCCTCAAAGGAGTAAGGTGCGGCGGGCCAGTTGCTGGCTGCGGGGGCGATGCCAGAGGCGATCATGCCATCAAGCCAGGCTTGGACTGCGACGAGCTTGGGCGAGGATTTCGCGGAGGCGTCGAGGCGGAGTTTTTGGTAGAGGAGCGTCGTGCTGCGGTTGCCGCCGTAGCCTTGGGAGTCGGTCCACTGCTCTGCGGTGTAGGTGGGAGCGGTTGGCGTGACCCATTGGCCGTCTTGCCACGCGGCGTCTTCGCTGGGCTTTGGCGGCGCTGGTTGCCATTGCTCGGATTTTGGATTTCCGGCTGCGATGAGTGCGGCGATGTAGCTCTCAGAGAGTTCGCGCAGTTCGAGTGTGATTGTATTTTTGTAGAGGCTCATGGGTAGATTCTTGGATGGTTGGCAACTGTTGCGCCGTTGTTGTTGGTGATGGTGAGACCGCCTTTTTGGTCGATTAGTTCGCGGACGAGGGGCGCGTAGAAGACAAGCGACTGCGGGCGCACTTTGTCGCAGGTCATGCCCTTTGCGAGGGAGTCGATTTCGGCGGCGGTAAGGGCGGCGTTCCAAATGCCGACTTCGGCAATTCTTCCTTGAAAATAAAAAGCTAAATTATTATTGCGGCGAACGCCAACCAAAGTCTCCGAAACAACTGGGAATACCGATGTCGAATGTGTCGTTCCTCCTGTCCCATTTAAAAATGGTTCAGCGGTGCTGGTTCCAAAAACCCCCGCGATGTGACTCCACTGATTAATTCCAGTCACGGTAGCCGTGGAAGTTGATGAATTCGCCTGAGTTTGAACATAAGACTTATATTGTGTGGCGCTTATGTCTTGCAGACCTAGCATGACGCGATTTGCGCTAGGAGAATTGTTGCCAAGGGCAATTCCTAATGTCCCAAGCGGTTGTATCGTTGGAAAAACCCAACACGCAAGCGTAAATGGCAACTCTGTCACGGTTGCGCCTGCGCTTAAATATTGCGTTGTTCCGTTGAAATTGTAAGCCATGTTACGCCGCGCTCCTTACTTCGACCGCGATTAACTCTGCGTCTCCTGTCATGGTGTCGTTTGTGGCATCGCTGCCGACGCGAGAAATTCGCAGCCGGTAAGGCTCGCCGACTGCCACGCTGTCGAGGGTGGAGAGTGAGATGCTGGTGGTGCTGGGAATGCCGCTTGTGCCGTTTGCCGTTCCATTTCCTTCGGCTGCGGTGTCGAAGCTGTCGGCATCGAGGTCGGTGTTGCCGCGCTCCAATGCTACGCGCCAGCGCACATTGCCGGTGGTAGCGGTGGTCGCCATCCATGTGATTCGCACGCTCAAGCCGCTGGCGAGGACTGCCGCTTCGGGGATGATTGACGGGAAGATCGCGCTCTCGATTGTGGCATCGTCAAAATCGAGGACGGCAACCGAGTTGCGCGTGTCGAGAGTTGCAAAAAGAGTGGCGGGCGGCGAGCTGTGGCGCGGCGTGAATACGGCGAGGGTCTTTGTGCCAGAGGCACCGGAGAGGATGGGTGTTGCGATCATGCGTAGGTGAGATTGGCTTTGTTTGACCAAGCGCCGGTGGCGCTGGCTTCGGCGGTGACGTTGCCGTTGGCGTCGGTGGTGGTGCGGGAGACGTCCCAGAGGGCGCTGTCGTAGATGGAGCCGCTGTTTGGGAAGTCGGCGTAGGCGAGCTTGCCGTAGTAGAGATTGGATCCGATGATGTCGAAGACTTCGACTTTATCGGGCACCGGACGAGTGCCGATGCGGAAGACATTGCCGCTTGCGTCTTTTGAGTACAGGCAATGGTCGGCGAGATTTTGCACTAGTTCTCCGACTGCGAGATCGCCAGCGACAGGGATCTTGCCGAGGACGGAGGATTTTTTTGGTATGATTTGTGTGGCCATATGGCTTGTTTATTTCGCGGAGACCCCCGCGTGGCGAGGCGCTATGGAGCGCCCCGCCGGGGTTGGTTGGTTTAGGGACTAGTAATTTCCGCCATCTATGCTGGCCTCGAGGCTGTCCAGTCGTGCGTCGAGCGCCTCGTCTGCACTGGCGCGGGCTGTTGCCTCACTTGTGATGTTGGTCTGTAGGCTGGTGTCAGCACTCGCTCTCGTGCTGGCCTCGGCCGTGATATTTGACTGAAGTGTCGAGTCTCCGCTGGCTCTCGAGCTGGCCTCGGCCGTGATATTCGTCTGAAGAGTCGTGTCGGCGGCTGCGCGTGCGGACTCTTCGGTGTTGATGTCGGCCTCAGCTGCGGTGACGCGGGTGGCGAGGGCTGTCGCGGCGGACTCGGCTGTGTCGATGCGGCCACCGAGGGCTGTGTCGGCGCTGGTGCGGTTCGTGACTTCCGAAGCGAGAGCTGCGTTGTTGCTGGTGACGTAACCAGCGAACGCGGTGTCGTTCGTGGCATCAACCGAGTTGATGAGGGTGACGATCTCGGCGAATGTGTCGCTGTTTGCGCCTGCTGCGCTGAGGATCGCGTCGATGCGGCCTTTTTCAGTCGTGATCTTGCCGTCGAGGGTCGTGTCAGCGCTGGAGCGAGCGGAGGCTTCTGAGCTGATCGCTGCGGCACGGTCGCTGATCTCAGTTGCGAGGTTCGCGGCGATGACGCCTTCGGCACTTTGTGCCCGTGAAATTTCCGAATTCAGCGAGGAGGTGAGTGTCGAGTCGCCTGAGCTGCGAAGCGCTGCTTCTGCTTCTACAGCGTCATTGACGAAGGTCTTCTTGGAGAAGATGTGCTCGCCCGCTATTGGCAAAACGCCTTCAGCGGTTCCGATGAAAAAACTCTTGTTCGTAGAATCGAAGGCTACTTCCCCGACTTGAAGCGAGACCGGACTGCCGGAGCCGCGTTTGATTTTGATGATAGGGTTAGGCATGGCTAATTAGGGTGGTGTTGGTGGTTTTGGTTTTGGCTGTTCGTGGTGGGGTGAGTGTCAAAAATTGCCAGCATCGATGATCGGGATCATGAGGGCGTAGGCGGATGCGGTGGGCGACCAGCGGTATGGCATGCCCTCGTCGAGGGCCTGATACAGGCGGTCGGATTTTCCGACGCTCGGGAAATTGGAGCGGGTGGGATACTCAACGACGATGCCTGGCAGCGTGAGGTCGAAGCTCGAGAGGTCGAGTTGTTGGCTGAGGTTGCTCTCGGTGATCTTTGTCATTAGTAAGCGAGAGTCTCCCGGTTGAGCCACGATCCGGTGGCGGTGGCGACTGCGAGGACGCGCCCGGCGGCGTCGGTCGTGGAGCGGCGGACGGTCCACGATGTGGCGGTCTCTGGCAGGGCTGGCAAGGCTGGGCGGTCGGCGTTGAGCAAGCGCCCGCTGTAGGTCGTTAGGCCGTCCGTGCTGGTGGCGAATGCGAAGAGGTAAAGGGTCGGATCGATGGGCGGCTGGACGCTGCGGAGGCCGAGGGCGGTGGCGGAGATCTGTGTGCCTGCGGCGGGCGCGGCGTCGAAGGTGATGGTGCCCGATGCTTCGCTGACCGTGTAGTCGGTGACGGGGGTCTGGGCGACGCCGTTGAGGGCTACGAGGACATGCTCGGGGTCGTTGCCTGCGAGGCCATCGATGGGGAATGTGAGGGATGTGCCGTCTCCGTGGCGGACGGTTGTATTGATCGAGAGGCCGGGGGCCGAGGCGATGATGTAGGACGAAAGGCCGGTGATCTCGGTGGCGGGGTGCGTGTGGGCGGTGGCGGCTTTGTTGGCCAGCTCGGCGGATACCCAGAGATCGTAGGCGGGCGAGCCGGTGGACGCAGAAAATAGCGCCCAGCTAGAATGGCCGGGTGGGTAGCCGGGATTGTTCGGGTTTGAAACTCTTTTGTAGAGCAGCCCGTCGGTGTAGGTGACGACGTCTCCAAAAGTGTAGTCTAGGCCGTTGTTATACTCGCCGAGATAATTTACTGGCTCGGGCTGGAGGGCGGTGTCGGCGAGCGCGCCTTGCGCGGCGGTGGCTTTACCGTCGAGGGCGGTCTGGATGGTGCCGATGCTGGCGGCGGCTTCGGCGATAGAGTCCAGCGCGGCGGGGTCCAGATTCGCGGCGAGGTAGTCGATTCTCTGGCCAAGGGCTGTATCTGATGCAGTGAGGGCGGCGAGGTCGGCATTTAGGCCGGTGATCTCGCTTTTGAGGTGCGTGTGCGCGGAAGGGGCGAATGTTGTTGGCTTGCCGGTAAGGGAGGACCAATCGACGGGCGGGGAGACGGCAACGACGGCGCTGGCGAAGTCGGTGATGTCGGCAGAGGTGTGCGTGTGGGCGGATGGGGCAAATGTGGCGGGCTTGCCGGTGACGCTGGCCCATGTGGGAGGCGGGGCGAGAAGCGCGATGGCCTGCGCGGTGCGGAGCGGGGTCATCCAGGAGGAGTTGTCGGTGCCTGCTTCGGCTTGCGCTTGGGTCGCTTTGCCGTCGGGCATGGCGATTGGCGTGGCCTCGGAGCCGAGGATAACGGAGTTTTGGATCTCCACTGGGAGCGTGGCGGTGCGGGTGGCTTCGCCGGTAGCGGTCCATCGGACCTCGAGAAGGGCGCTGACTACGGCGGGCGCGGCTGCGAATGCGGCCTCGAGCGGGACGGTGTTGAGGTCGAGCACGCCGCTGGCGGCGAGGGCGAGAAAATTGGCGTCGGCGTAGCTGGCTTTTAGCGCGGTGGAAAATGTGGTGCCGGAGGGCGTGGCGACGGCGGCCCCGCGAAGCACAAACTGGATCTCGATGGGGAGAAGGTCGCGGCGTTTAAGAGTGAGCGAGGCGAGGGCGGCGGAGGATGCCGCCGACTTAACGAACCGCCGAGATGTGATGTCGATGAATAACTTCATGCCGCTACGAGGCGGCGAGATGTCAAATGCGCGGGGGGCGCGGAACTAGGTCAGGAGCGGAGCGGAGGGGGAAGACGATTAAGTAGGCCAGAGCTTTTTTGCGCCGTAGTAGACATC